CTCAATTTTAACTGAGTAATGATTTTTTAGCCTCCCCTGGCTTAGAAATGAGGTGACTTATGCAAGACATGTCAAAAGAAGCCAGGATCAAGCGAGAAGTTTCTGCGATGAAGCGGCACTATAAGCTCATTGATCCGGCTCATAAAGTGAACGCAGAGAGACTGATCGCAAGGGCGGCCTATCAGAAGGCCACGCTGGAAGATCTGGAAAAGGATCTCGATGAGAACGGATGGACGGAGCCCTTCCAGCAGTCAGAGAAATGTGATCCGTATGATCGCAAGAGACCGAATGCGGATCTATACATCAGCCTGTCCGCTCAATATACAAGGACGATGAAGCAGCTCGATGCTATGCTCCCGAAGGGAGCCAGCACAGCCACCGATGACACGCTGCTTTCCTTCTTAGGCTCGGATGACTAATCTTGAGACCTATGCTCTTGCAGTGCTGGATGGCAAGATCCTTGCCTGTGAGAAGATCAAGAGAGAATATGAGAAGCTCCTTGACGATCTTCATCATCAGAGCAGGTGGCACTTTGATGAAAGCAGAGCGACACGGCCAATCCGGTTTATAGAGCAATTCTGCAAACAGTCGCAGGGCAAGATCGGATCCGAATTGAAGCTTGAGCTCTACCAGAAGGCTCTCCTGGAAGCTGCTTATGGTTTTGTCGATGACAATGACCTGAGGCGCTATCAGGAAGTGCTCAACATAGTCGCTCGAAAGAACGGCAAGACAACGCTCCTGTCTGCGATCCAGCTCTACATGTTAGTGGCTGACAAGGAAGGGGCTCCGGAGTGTTATCAGATCGCCACGGCAAGGGACCAGGCGATGAAGGGATTCGTGGAATGCTGCAACATGACGAAGCAGTCCACGGCGATCTCCAAGCATGTCCGAAAGAGACAGACGGATCTCTATTGCGATGTGAATATGGGCTTTATCAAGGCGCTGGCATCCAACACCAACAGCCTTGACGGTCTCAATGGCCATTGCATCGTGATTGATGAGCTTGCGGCGATCAAGAATCGAGACATTTATGATCTGATGAAGCAGTCGATGTCTGCCAGAAGGCAGCCGATGCTCTGGTGCATCACAACGAATGGCTTTGTCAGAGATTCAATATATGACAGTCAATATGATTATGCTTCAGCAGTGCTGGAGGGCACAGTCCAGGACGAGAGATTTCTCCCGATAATCTACGAGCTGGATAAGCGAGAGGAATGGACTGATCCCACAATGTGGATCAAGGCGAATCCCGGAATTGGTACGGTCAAGGATGAGGAATTTCTCCGGGGCTGTGTTGAGAAAGCAAAGTCCGATGATACATTCCTTCCGACGGTGCTTGTGAAGGACTTCAATCTGAAAGAGAATTCAGATGCGGCCTGGCTCTCGTGGTCAGAGCTCGCCAATGATGAGAAGCTTCCGGAGGATCTCGTGCTCCGGTACGGCATCGGCGGCATGGACGCAGCTGACAGCATTGACCTTAACAGTGCAAAGCTGATCGGAATGAGACCGGGTGATTCAAAGATTTATGTCAAATCTATGTATTGGATCCCACAGGCCAAGCTCGATCAGATGAAAGACCGGCACCATCCAGATGATGCGCCATATAGCACATGGCTGGCCAGAGGCCTGCTTCGTGTGGAGCCGGGCAATAAAGTGAATAAGCGTGTATTTCTTGATTGGTTTCTTGAGATGCGAGATCAGGAGGACATCTATCCGCTATACATTGGATATGATCCATGGCACATCGATGACAGTCTCCTGGCAATGTTTCAACAGGAATTCGGAAAGAGCGTCATGATCCCTGTGCGTCAGGGTGTTGCAACGCTTTCCGCTCCGATGAAGGATCTCAAGGCTGATTTTGGAGCCGGCAACATCGTGTATGATGCCAATCCAATCGATCGCTGGTGCTTTGCCAACACTTATGTCAAGACAGACATCAACGGCAACATCCAGCCAAGCAAAGGACATGCTACAAACAAACGAATTGATGGGACAGCTTCCTTGCTGGATGCCTATGTGGTGCTCCAGGACAAAAAAGAGGAATATCTGTCCCTCATTTAGTGAGGTGAGAAGATGGGACTTATTTCCAGATTCCGATCTGCCTTCTCCAATAAACGGATCGCCGGTGTGGAGCTGATGCAGCAGATCGGAAACAATTATTTATCATGGAATGGCACGATCTACAATTCCGACATCGTGCGAAGCTGCATCCGCCCGAAGGTAAAGGCCACCGGAAAGCTCGTGGCGAAGCACTTGAGAGAGACGATTGACCAGGAGGGCCATGTCGATCTCAAGGTTAATCCTTCCAATGCGATGAAGCTCCTGCTCGAAGAGCCCAATCCACTCATGACCGGACAGATGCTCCAGGAGAAGCTGGCAACACAGCTCTGCCTCAACTCGAATGCATTTGCTCTGATCATAAGGGATGACATGGGCAATCCGGTCGAGATCTATCCGGTTGTGGCCAGGACAGCAGAGGCGGTCTATTCCGAAAGCGGAAGGCTGAACCTTCGCTTTGTGATGAACAACAACAAAATATATACATTCCCTTATGAGGACATCATCCACTTAAGGCAGGATTTCAACGAGAATGACATTTTTGGCACACCGATCGCTCCGGTGCTCACTCCTCTTCTGGATGTTGTGACCACAACGGATCAGGGTGTGATCAATGCGATAAAAAACAGCTCGATCATCCGCTGGCTCCTTAAATTCTCCAACTCAATGAGAAAAGAGGACCTTAAGAGCCAGGCAAAGGATTTCGCAGACAACTTCCTGGCAACTTCCGAAGGCATGGGAGTGGCAGCAGTCGATGCGAAAGCTGATGCAACGCAGATCAATCCGACAGATTATGTGCCTAATGCCGCACAGATGGATCGCACAACGAAGAGGATCTTTGATCTCTTCAATACTAACGAGGCCATCGTTTCGTCTGATTATACTGAAAATCAGTATAATTCATATTTTGATGCAGAAGTCGAGCCGGTACTCATCCAGCTCGGCGGTGAATATACGAGGAAATTGTTTACCAGAAGAGAGCGAGTTTTCGGCAACAAGATTGTTTTCGAGGCAAGCTCATGGGATTCTGCATCGATTTCCACGAAGCTCAATCTGCAAGCTATGGTGGACCGTGGCGCTTTAACTCCTAACGAATGGAGAGCCACCTTTAATCTGGCACCGGTTCCTGGCGGAGATGATCCGATCCGGAGGCTTGACACCGCAGCGGTAGATTCAAGCGAAAAATCTACGGAAGGAGGTAGCACAGATGAAGATTGACATCAAAGGGGCTATCGTGGCCAATGATGATGCCTGGATTTATGATTGGTTTGGCGAAACATACACCTCACCGAGAAATGTCATTGCCGCTCTTGAAGAGGCAAAAGGCGAAGATGTTGACATCGACATCAATTCCGGCGGCGGAGATGTTTTTGCTGGATCCGAGATCTACTCGGCAATCAGATCCTATCCTGGCACAGTCAACATCCATGTTGTGGGCATTGCGGCATCCGCTGCCAGCGTGATCGCATGTGCAGCTAAGTCCGACATCGCTCCAACAGCTCAGATGATGGTGCACAATGTCAGCACTTATGCGGCAGGCAATTATCATGATATGGACCACGCTTCGCAGATGCTTAAGCAGGCCAACAGGGCAATCGCAGCGGCTTATGTGGAGAAGTCAGGCATGTCAGAGAAGGATGCGCTCGATCTGATGGATGCCGAGACCTGGATCACAGCTCAGGATGCTGTCGATTATGGTCTGATCGACAAGATTGCAGGAAGCCAGAACAGCATCCCTGATGAAGATGCTTCTGTCCGCTTGGCAGCATCTGTCGGCGGAATGTTGCCGCCTTCTGTCATCGATAAAATGCAGAAGCGCAGACAGGCACTTTTGGACTACTTTGCAAGTTAGGAGGATTCAAAATGAAATTAGAAGAATTCAACGCTAAGATCGCAGAGCTCAAGGCTGAGGGCGCAAAGCTCGCTCAGGAGGGCAAGCTTGATGCCGCTGAGGCTAAGAAGCAGGAGATCGAAGCACTTGAGGCAAGCTTCCAGGAAGAGAAGGAAGCAGTCGCAGAAATAAACGCTATTGCCAAGGACAGCACTGTCCAGGCAGATTTTCAGACAGAGCAGAAGCTCGGAGAGGAGAACAACATGGAAAAGATTTATGATGCATCCAGCATCGAATACCGCAACGCATTTTTGAAGCACATCACCGGAAGGGATGACCAGATGACTAAGATGGAGAATGAGGCTTTTGTCCACACTACTCAGAACACTCCTAATGTCCTTCCTACTACTATGGTGGACAAGATCTGGGATCTCGTTTCTAAGAATCATGTCATCGTTGGTGATGTTACCACTTACCGCACCAGCACTATCCTTGAGGTAGTTAAGCACACCGCAATCGTGCAGGGCGCTGCTGCCGTTAAGAATGAGAATGTAGCCAATGACGATGAGAAGAACACTTTCGTCAAGGTTACTCTTTCCGGCAAGGATTTCGTTAAGAGCGTAGAGATCTCTTATGCTGAGGCCAAGATGAGCATCGATGCTCTTGAGGGCTATCTCGTGCAGGAGATCGCTTCCTCTATCGGTGGAGCTATCGCAGACGATATGGTTTCCACTATCGAGAGCGGCATCAACAATGACAACAAATTCAACGCAGCTACTTCTGGCACTCTTACCTTTGCAGATGTCACCAAGGCATTCGGCAAGCTCAAGAGAAATGCCAAGACTGTTGTCTATGTTTCCCAGGCAACTCTCTACAACTACATCGTTGGCATGACTAACAGCGCAGGCCAGCTCATCTACCAGGCAAACGCTAACGAAGGCGCAAACGGTGTCCTTCTCGGCGCTAAGGTTAAGATCGAGGATTCTGTTGCTGATGGCAAGGTGCTCATCGGTGATCCTGCAAGAGTAGTCAACAATGTCATCCAGGATGTCATGGTTGAGACTGACAAGGACATCAAGAAGCACAAATTCATCTACTCCGGATATGAGAGATCCGAGTGCGCACTCGTTGACGATGTTGCATTCGCTGAGATCACTGTAAATTTTTAACAGGCCCCACACTTTCATCTCCGGCTGCAACGAAGCAGTATTGGAATAAAAAGACCAATCAGATGCAGAGCGGAGTGACCGTGGCGAATGGGGCCATCACCGGAACGCTGAAATATGTTGCTGACGGTGTTGCCGATTCCGGTCCTTTGGCTGGAGCTGGTAACTTCCTTGCAATCAAGTTTACCGCTGAGGATTGGGGTGACTACACATCTGTCAAGGTTGGACTTGATCCTTCCATCGAGACCGGACTTGTTGAGCTCATCAACGATCCTGACAAGGATGGAGTATTCAAGATCACCGACAAGGATGCACAGAATTTCCAGGTTGTTGTCAGCGATGGCACTACCACAAGCACATTCTCCTATGATCTCAGCGGCTTAGTTTGCGAGACAGAATAAGGAGGTAGCACATGGCTGAAAACGAACAGATCACAACACCTGGCGAAGAGCCCACACCGGATCCTACTCCGGTAGAGCCTGCCGAGGAAGAGGATGCTCTGGTTGTTTCTGCTCGTGGCTGGCTGAGGATCACTACAAAATCGAGAGACGAAGAGATCAGGCAGGTAATTGACGCCTGCCTGATCGATTTATCCATCGGCGGCGTAGCAGTGATCGATGATGATGATCCCGCGATCCAGCAGGCCATCAAGCTCTATCTCAAGAGCCAATTCGGATATGATCAGAATGCTGAGAAATTCGGCAAGGCGT